TCGGCGAGCAGCACAGTGCACACGGTGACGTTGACTGTAAAGTCGAGCGCGTAGCCGACGATGAGCACCGGTACGCCAAAGCGATGCGCCCATGGCCCGAGAGAGCCCGCATCACGCGCGCGCTTAAGCGCCATCACGGCTAGATAGAGCACCCACAGCGCGTAGGTCCACAGCAGCCCGTAGCCGGCGGCGGTTATCGCCCATGCGAATGGCGCGAGCGGAGAGAGAAGGATGTCGATCATGCTTCGATTCCTGCGGCGGTGATGAAGAGCTGGTCGAGTTGCGCGTCGGTGAGGCTCAGTGCCGCAGCCATCGCCAGCAGCGTCGGAGACGTACGGCGGAATTCTTGCGCATCGGTCCACGCCAGCCGCGCGAGCGTGTCGGTTGCGGGATCTGCCATGAGCGCCTCGACCTGCGGCAGCAGCCCGGCCAGGTGCAGCGCAGCGCGCGCCTGAAAGCGCGAGACGACCTGCGGCGGACCGGGCGGCGGAGGATCGACGGCGATCGGAAGCCCGTTGGCGTCCGCCTCGATCACCTTGCCCGCCGACTGCGCCGCGAGCAGGTTCGCGCGCTGCATCTCGGTGATCGGCTTCGCATCATCCGGCAGGGTCGCGTGGATCGCGTCGTCGTAGAAGCCGCGTGTCGATGCCGAGAAGTACATGCCCATGTTAAACCCCCACCGCAATCCAATAAGAAGTTGCCGACGCCGCAGGACTTCCCCTTCCCCAAGTAAATCCAGACTGACTCATTGATGTGACGTATGTTTGGTGGCCACCATTGAAATACGTCCCATCGACGACCGTTACTGCGAAAGCCGTGGATGGAAATGCGACGGGGAAAGTCACAGTTCCGGATGTGGAAGCGTTTGTCCAGTAACCCCACTGGGTTATCAGCCCGCCCGCGCCGGGGATCTTCGCGTACCCACTCGTGCCGATCGAGCGCGTCAGTCCCTCCCCGAGGTCGCAGCGCACCCACGGATACCATGTGCCGCCGGTTTTGCTACGCGTGTAAGTTCGCGGGGCTCCTGCAGCTGCCTCCACGGCGACTTGTGCTATGTAGGTGCCGCCGTGCCATCCCGTCCAGATGTAGAAGTAAGTCCCCGCACCGAGCGGGCCGTTTGCATGATTCGTGATCATGAACGGCTCAGTTGTCGTGTTCGGGTCACCTGTATCCGTCCCGTCGCTAGACATCCGGTTTGTGATCGCCGACCATGCATGGGTGTGCCCTGTATCGGACTTCGTCGCTAAACCAGTGTCAGTGTAACTTGCAGCGGCCGATTGAGCCGCCGCTTTTGCCGCATCGACATATTGTTTTGTCGCAGCATGAAGAGCCGCTGCCGGATCGCTAGGCAGTGCCAATGCCCCGCTCAGTGTTCCGCCGTTGAGCGGAAGATACCCTGCCGCGCGCTGATAAAAGAGAACGACCCAGTTACCAGCGCCCAGTGACATGGCGAGGAGAGCATCCCCAGCCGTCGTAGTAATATTTGCCGCTCCTGGCAGGATGAGCGAAGTTGCATTGTGCGTCAGCGTGAGCGCGCCCGTGAACCGGACGATCTTGATTACGCCATCGCCCGCCGTCCCGAAGCTCGTGATCGTGGTCGTCCCGGTGATGAAGACTGTTCGACCGACTGCTGCGCCGATGTTTACTGTTCCAGCTGAGGCAATATCCGCAGCATGCAACTCGGCCACGTATCCGCAGTTCGTGATGAGGTTGCCGCCCATCAACAAGTTGCCAGTCATCGCTGACTGGCCATCACGCGGCAGAACTGCGGTGAGCCCAGCAACCAGATCCTCGATTACCGAATTCACTGCAGTCGAACTGATCACTGCCCCGGAAGCCGCAGGCCACCCGCTAATAACCGGGAGAGCGAAGGTTCCTGATCCGTTGAAAGGCATCTCTTACTCCTCGGGAGTTTGCGGCGCCTGCGCGGCCTGAAGTTCTGCTTGAATCGCCGCCCGAAGGGCGTTGATGGAGAAGCCGCCAGGCCGGGTCGTCCCAGCCAAATCGGTCAACTTCCGCATCGTCGGATCGGCGAGAGCTTCGGCAAGCTTCTTCTCCGGATACCCGGCGACAAAGGAGCGCGCCATCCGAGCGAGGGCCGCGCCCGCAACGAGGCTGTGCCCTGTCGCCTGGCCACCAGCAGCTAACGCAAGGTTCGGCGCAACAGCACCCGGATCAACGTCTGCCATCCCCATTCGTCCCGGAATCTGCACCCGGTTGAGTGCATCTGTCAGCTCTTTTTGCCGTGCGATGAGGTCATCAGCTTGCCCGATGGCGGGATGCGTTTTCTTGGCCAGCTCGGCTACTTTACCCGCAGCTGCAGGGAAGTAAGGGCCGGCGCCGGGAATGTAGTCCTTCTTCGCCGCAAGTGAGTCGGCGTAGACCGAGAGCTGGCGGGCATTCGGTCGGCCCCGCAGTACGTCGCGGGTTTCCGCCAACGCTTTCGTCAGCAGAGCCGCCTGGTCTGAGTTCGCCGGGACTCCCAGCTCCTTCGGCAATCCGCGCAGGTCGGTCCAGAGCGCCCGCACTCCAGCACGTGTCGGCCGGACCGCTTCGCCTTGGGCATACAGGTTTGCCGCCTCGTCTTGGTACGACCCCCGCATCAAGTCCACTGGACTCTTCCCGCCGGGGAGCGGTCGTCCCTGCTTCACAAGGGCGTCAACGATCGGCTTCCCTTCCGTTGTCCGCGCCAAGTCCACAGCCAGTCCCGGCGCCTGAGAGTGGGGGGGAAGAGCCTGCGCGGGGATCATTTCTGCCGTCCCACCACTGCGCGTCTTGAAGTCTTTGATCCTCTTGAAGGTCTCATCCATCTCGTCTGGAGTCACGTTCCGCAGTAGATCGCGGGCCGTATGCTCCGCTCGCATCGGACGGAATGCCTGCCATACCCCTTTCGTCAGGTAGGGGAGGGTCGCCGCTGCGGCGCCGAGATAGGGGTTATCCGAGGCTTGAGTTACCCCTTCGCCCAGTCCCCCAGAGATTGCACCGATGGTCAGACCTCCGCCGGTGAGCTTGCTCCCGAGCGCCGCCGCGAGCATCGACTCTGCGATCTTGCCAGGTACAGTCCGAGCCGTTGGCGCCGGTTCCCCTGCGATCGTTTCGATCAGCCGATCCCAGTCTTGTGGCTCACCCACCATCCGAGGGATGAGCGGCGCCGCCTGCACCCCCAAGGCATTCATGAGCTTCGGACTGCCCTGCGTAACGAGATTAATCAGCGTTGCAGGGAGTCCGAGCACGCCAGTCAAGGCACGTCGTGTTCCCCCTGCGACAACATTCCCAGCTTCATCTACCACTTCCCGCGTGGCCTCACCGAACGTGCGCCCCCCAGCCTTGAGCTCCAACTCGCGTAGCCGGCGAAGCTTTTCTAGCTCCTCTCGGTCGCTCATTTAGCACCCCCTGCGCGCCAGGCCCGCAATTCCTCCAATTCCCGCTGCTCAGCCGGTGTAAGCGGTTTGCCGGCCGGGTTCGGCTTTCCATCCTTGCCCGGGAGCAGGGCCGCCGGCTTCTCCGCGGGCACCGCATCGAAGGTAGACTCCCCGCGCATCACAGCATCGATCATCTTCGCAGTAACGGCATCCGGCCTGAAATTGAAATTCACCATCGCACCGGCGAGTGAAGGTGCAACCTCCGGGTACTGCGCCCCCGCCTTCACCAGGTTGTTATGCCTGTCGATGATGGTCATGTCGTTCACAGCATCGAGGGCGATAATACGACGCAGCGTCGTCGGGTCGGTCATGATGGAACCGCTTGCCGATTCCAAGAATTCCCGGTCCGCATCCGAGATTTGCCGACCGAGGCCACCTGCCCGCTGGATCACGCGCGCCTTCAGGGCGGCAGCAAGACGGTCTCCCGCGTCCGGACCAGTCTCGATCCCGAAGTCCTTCATAAACTTCCGTACAACCTGCTGGAAGGGCTGCGTGATACCAGTTTTCGCCCCCTGGTCGAGTGCCGCCAGTGCCTCCTGCGCCGTGCCGAGACTCACGCGCGCCGCCTCTGCCAGCGGGGTGCTCTTGTCAATCTGCTTGAGGTTGTGCTCCACGCCTGCGACTGCCATCTTACCACCAGTCGAAGCGGAAGCAGACACACTTCCGATTAGCGGACGCGGAGCGAACTTGAAGTCCTCTTTTCCTGTCTTCGGCTCAGTCGTTACTACCCCTTCATTCCCGCCAATCGTCTCAGGCCGGGGAGGAATCGGCACCGTTCCAGTCAGACGCGCCGGATCACCCTGCGCCGCCACTACACTCGGATTCGTTGCGGCTGGCGCAGTCGCCTTGAAGAGGTCCATCCGGTTCTTCGAGAGGGCTTCGAAGAGGGCCTGATTGCCAGGAAACTTCGCCCCGAGCGCAAGTCGCTCCGCTTCCAGGGGGTTCGACGCGGTGATCTGCGGCGGACCAGCCTGATCTGTCGGAAGGGCATTGATCCGGCCGCGCAGCGCCTCAATGATCTTGTCCCGCTCGGCCTGGGATTCCGTGGCCGCCCGCTGCTTGATGCCAGTGATATCCTGTTGCGCCGCGTTGATTCCCTGCCGCTGAAACGTCTGGCCAAGAATGTTGGCCAGATACTGCATCGGATTCGCACCGACATAATGCTTGCCGACCATCTGCCCCTGCACTGGCTGGGCGTATTGCCCCATCATGGCCTTGGCCAGTTCCTGCCGGAGCCGTGCCTGATCTAGCTCCGATTCGTACTCGGGGGGAAGGCCGAAAACACCTTTCGTCGCCATGCTGGTTTCCTTAGCCGAACAGCTTCGACATGAGAGTAGCGGCGGCGCTGCCTTGCGGGCCTCCGAGGAAGGCCCCGCTGAGGCCCATAAGCCCACTCAAAAAGTTGTCAGACGATGCGTTCTGCGCGTTCGATGCGCCAAGCATATTGTCGTAGTACTGCTGATATGCGCCCTGCACGTCAGGTGCCTGCGCACTCGGCGCCGCATAGGACCCCTGGGTCTGCGGCATCGTCATCTGTGATCCGGTGCGGAAGGCGTTGAATTCATTGAGCACTCGGCCGCGGTCCTGCGCTTTCAGCGAGGCTTCCTGCAGGGCCTGCGCCAGCGAGCGCGCATTCTCCCCCGCTCCGAACTTCGCCTCCTGCCCACCGAGCAAGATGGACCGATCCACCGCATCTGCATCTGCACGATTCGCATCGAAGTCAAATCGGCTCATCGTGTCCCAATATGGCTGATCCGCCACATTGAAGCCAGTTTGAATTAACTGGTCGTTGAGCGCGTGACGCTGTCTGGCCAATCGGGGGTCCTGCTCTGCCCTGATCCGACGGAGCAAGGCATCCTCGATGTGCTGACGCTCGGGACTGCCTACCGCGTAGCTCTTGAACTCCGGGAGCGAATCCGCCAAGTTGAGCGGCTGCGCATACGTGTTCTTGACTGTATTGAGCATCGACTGGGTCTGATCTGCCATCCCCAGCGAGTTCGCATTCTGGCGATCGAGTAGAGTCTGCTGCGTCGGATCGAGCGCAACTGTGCGGGTCCAGTTATCCCGCATGAACTGATCACGAGATGGCTCCGGCAGTGGAGTTCCCCGCCTTTGCGACTGGGCTTCCCAGTCCGCAAGAGCCTGGCTGTATCCCGCCTCGTCAAAGCTGCGATTGTTCGTCCAACTCGAAGTGCCGTATGGCGTCACTTCTGTCGGCCGCATCGCGTTGACCGTCTGCTGGAACGCGCGCGAGTTCGCCGCTTCCTGGAGCGGAATCACTTTCGCGGGATCGGGAGCCTGCGGAGTTTGCGACGATTTTCCCATGAAGCTTCTTCCAAATGGTGCAGTCTGGGGTCAGGCGGAAGATGAGAACATCCCCTCCATCACGCGCAGCGCCCACAAGTGTCGCTTCTAGGGTCGCGCCAAGCTTTCTGTTAATCGCTACAGATCGAACATTACTGGCTTCTGCCACCAGGGTCAAACGCGAGCATTTGAGCTGAACGAAGCAGTACTGTCCTACTGCTGCGAGCAGGGCTTGTGGGAGATACGTGCCTTCGACTGCGTAGTCGACAAAGATATTGCGCCCGTTGTACTGGGAGAGAACATAACCGGCGGTTAGCTCTCGCCCATTAAACCAGCCAATTGCGCGCCCACTTCCCGAAACCCATTCACCCCCAGTCCTGGCATAAACCCACCGCGCAACCAGTTCATCATGATTGAGCACGATCACAGTAGCCCACCTTTGTTGAAGATGTAATCCACTGCGAGGAGGGACGGTGTCGTCGTCCGGGAAGCTACTTTCAAATAGAGTGAAAAGTTGAATCCAGGTTTTGTTGCAATCGTACGCCAGTCGGAGAAAATGAGCGCATCCGCTGACCAGTAGGAGGAATCCCAAACGGCTGTATCCCAGAGGGCCGTGCCCACTGCTGGGACCGTCTCCAGCACCGAGTAAGGGACCGTCACACCGAAGTCGACGTTGCCGCCGAGAATGAGACTGAAACCAGCGGTTGCTTTAAACGTCGTCCGGATCAGCCGTAACAGCTTTGTAAATCCATGCTCTCCGAAGTAGTCATAAGCTGCCATCAATTCCGCTTCGATGTTCCCGTCAAAGTCAGTTGTGCCGTAAAAGGCTTTCACCACCTTACCTGTCGTTCCGTAGTAAAGGAGGCCGTTAAAGACCTCCATACAAATCGGATCCCAGGCCTTTACGCGGAACCAGCCCTTTGAAGTCAGCTCCATCCCATACACGTAACGAGGGGTAGTTGGGACTGAAATAAGAAGCACATTCTCTGCCGGATGCAGAAGCATCTGCCACCCGAAGGTATCTTTCTCTGCGGCAGCATTGGCCGCAAGTGTCGGACTGATCTGATCCGACAGTGCAATTGTTTTGTCAACTACTGAAGATACAAGAGCCTTCGACAGCGGGAACAGCCCACGCTCCGTGAGCAGAACAAGGTCGCCGGCAAACTTGACTAGGCAGCGGCGTCCGACTGGCCGACCAATGTAATATGTTCCGACCAGCGCCCACTTCGTCGTGTCCCCTGGGTCCGTTCCGGTGAAAACCGCAACCTGCCCTTCTGACGAAATGAAGACCGCTCGATCCTGCGGGCCATCCCCGGCGTCCTGGGACCAGCTCCCCATCGCCATGAGGTAGCCGCCCATTGAAAACACTTGATCGAGATTGAACTCCTTAACCGTCCCAGAGATCGTTCCGGCCGATTCCATGAAGTAGAAACGGAGTGACCCTTCCACGGCAAAGTAGAGCCGGGACTGGTGAGCCATAATGTGAATCAGCGTATTCGTCGCCAGCGTTCCTACACCGAAGGTGAACGTCGCAACGGTCGTCCAACTGGTTCCGTTATAGTACCTGTAATCATCCGTCCCGTTCACGAGACAGAGGAACTGCCCGGCCGAAGTTGCGAAGTTGACGTGCTGGATCCGCGCATTGGTGATGGCACTGACTGCGGCTCCGATCGCACCAGCCGCTGTCGCGTCGTAGATACCCGTCCCGGCAGCTGCGAAGAGCTTTCCCGTACCCGACGCAGGCTGATATGCCATCAGCGTTTCTACGTCCGTCGAAGCTCCAAAGCCGGTAGCGTGGTCGGCCGCACCCTTCCGCATCACGACTTCGGAGGGGCGGGGAATCCAGTTATCTAAAACTGGTGCATAGCCCGCGCGCATCGAAGCGAGACTATCTCGCGTATTCCAGCCCAGCACTGGCGGGGGGCGACTGACTGGTGCCGCCGTCCGCTGCGGCGGCATCCGAGCGGCTTGTAGAGCTGTCTTCACAACGGCCAACTACCTTCGGGAACCACGATCCCAGGTCGAGCCGAGCGCGTCGGTTCGTCCAGGTAAAGCGTCGGCTTTGTTCCACTTGCTAAGGCTTCCGCCGTGGCGACCAACTCCCACTGTCGTAGATCCTCTGCGTAGGGTAGACCCTTCTCCATCTTCCACAGATAAAGAGTGCCGTAGTAGACCATCGCGTCGCTGAACACAGCCGTGTCGTCGTCTGCACTGAGAGCGGATTTCGCCGTCCCGCTCGCATCTTTGTAACACTTGTTCGAGGTCCAGAAGAAGGAATACGAGTCCCCCGCCGAAGGAGCCGGGTTGAGCAACAGTTCCCCACCGCGGATCTGGTACTCGTAGAAAGGCCCGGTCAAGCCCGCCGCCGTCCGTTCTTGCCAGTGGGACTGAGACACCGGCCCCCGGATAGGGCGACGGTTCGTCAAGTCCCAGATCGTATCGTTATTGATCTTGACGAAGTCTGTCCCGGTGAGAGAGACAAGAGTTCCTTGGGATTCGGCCGCAACTGAAGTGAAGGTTGCGCGACGCTGCAGCACTTCCCAGGTCCAACGCGCCATTGCTTCCGTCACAGCATCTTCGAGGCAAACGCGCAACTGCTTTACTTGCGCGTCCGTCGAAGTGATGATGGCAGAAGGGATCGGAAGCCCGACTCGCATTGAGACGCGCTGGATGTGTTCAAGCAGTGTTCGCGCCATTGTTCACGCCTCCGCGCTTGCTGCAACGAGCGCAGCAATTTTCTCCTTGAGCTCTGCATTTTCGGCCTCCAGACCTTGCAGCCGGACTCGGAGAGTTTCCAGCTCAGCGGAGAGCTTGCCCGCATCCCCGGCCTTCGCCGCGAGCCAGTCGCGGGCGCGCTGCCGCAGGATGATACCACCCATCCCCAGACGTTCCGTCGTCTCATCCGTAGCCTCGGCGAGCGCCTCGATCGTGTAGAGATGCAAGTGCTCACAATTTTCGAGCTGTGCTTTCGCAATCACCGGCCAGTTACGAAGGGGGGTCCCTTCCACATCGAGGGTGATACCTTTCCGCCAGGCCGTGAAAGCGAGTTCGATCTGTTCCAGCCAGGCGCGCGGAAAACGGCTCTGCATCATCAGCGGTGTATCAGAACCGGAGCCGGGGGCGCGGAGTTCCAGATCGACCTTGCCCCGGATCTTCGCCAGCCACTCTTCATAGGGCTGCTCAATGCGGGTACGGCCTTCGCTCCCATGCGGAACGAGGCAAATGTAGGGTACATCGACAAGAACCTTGAATCCGTGCTTCAGTGAAGCAGCACGGTCTTCCACTTGCCGATTCTCGAACGACACGAAGGGCGGGCGGATTTCGCTCATCGTATGCTCCTTTGAGGGTGGAGGGGGACCGAAGCCCCCCTCCAGAGGTTACAGCGTGACGCTGACGGACGGGAAGTTCAGCGAGGCGTTGGCCGTCCCCGCCGTACCGCCGCGCGCTGCTTCGAGCGAAATGCCGATG